CTTGTATTGTTTTGTACTGTAAAGATAGTCATTTTATTCGAGATACACAAACGTTTTGCCATTTATTTTCATCCTTCCAACTCTTTTTAACCGAGAAATCACAGGCCGCGGATGATGACGCGGGCCACGCCCGAGAGCACCGCAGACGCTGCCGCCTGCCCCGCGTCCGAGGCGGCGCCATAGTCGAGCAGGTCATTGACGAAGCGCCCGTACTCCCCGTCGCCCGTCTTCTCGGGGTCGAGGTGGACGCATGAGCGCACCCAGTCGCTCATCGCCGAGATGCGGATACGGTAGTCGCCGCTCAGACGGAGCACGCTGACCTGAGGGAGGTCGGCACGCAGCCCGCGCACCATGGGGAAGAGCTCAGGCTGGCACTCCACGACGTAGGTGTCGGCGGAAAAGGCGCGTATCCATCCCGCCATCTCGTCGCTGCCCTTCACGTCACGCAGGCAGGCGTCGGTGAGGTGCCAGCGGTCACCCACGCGCGCCATGCGGGCCAGCGCGAACCGCCCGCCAAACGAGGGCAGCACATACACCACGGCCTGCTCGTAGGCGTACCCGGTGGCGGGGTTGAACAGCTTGAAGCCGCCCTCGGCGTAGAGGCTGCGCTTGCGCCCCATGCTGAACTCCGTATAGTGGCGGCGCAACAGGTCAAAACAGGCGTAGCGCAGCGTGTCACTCACATGCCCATGCGGCTCGTACTTCTGCTTGGTCACGGGGTTCGTCACTTTTATCTTGGCGATGGCTCCGTTCTCGTCCTTCTGCACAGCCTGATAGTCGTCGATGGATACGGAGCACCCCTCGTCGATGCGGATGGCCACGCCCGGGACGCGGCCGTCCCACACGGCATTGATGAACTCACCCGTGGTGGCCACGGAGGGGTTCTTGCCGCCGATGCAGTCTTCCACGTCGTAGCCCTCATGCTCCAGCTCGTCGATGACGAGGTCGAAGAACGAGCGGTTGTGCTCGTCGATGGTGTTCGCCGCCTTGCCGCTGGCGTCGCCGTGAAGATAGACCTTGCCGCCGTAGTCGTAGTCGCGGAGCCTCGCCGCTATCACCTTCGCCGCCTTGCGGGCGGAGTTGTCCGGGCTGCCGATGAGCAGCTCGTCCACCTGCGTCACCTGCTCGTTCCCGTCATCCCTGTACTCCTTCTGAAAGAACGTCGCCGTGACATACGGCAGCACATTGGAGTCCATGCTGATGTGCAGGGGCAGCGCGTCGTCGTAGGGGAACGAGCCGCAGACGGTGCCGCGATTGAACGAGGGGAAGAACTCGGCGCCCGTGCGTATGTGACCCCATTCCCCGAGGGCATACACCTGATAGTAGTCGGGGTCGTTGACGCGGCTGTCCTCGAAGTTGGCGATGGCGTGCTGGTCGTAATATCCGTAGGTGCCGTCGGGCGACATCACCACCCAGAAATTGTTGAGGTACGTGGAGGCGATGACGGCGGTGTCCGGCGACCGCTCCTCATACTCGCCGCTCTTGGGGTTGAGCATGGTCTTGGGCGCGTTCATCCTCACGCTCTTCACCTGGCACAGCTCCGACGGCAGCTGCTCACCGGCGAAGGTGAGCTCCATGGGCACATCATGCCACTGCTCGCGGTCGAACCATTTCTTCTTGATCCAGTGCTCCTCGCTGACGGGGTTGAACGTCACGATGACCTGCTGGCCCTCGATGCCGCGCAGACGGAGGCGTATCTGCTTGAAGTCGCCCTCGGCGAACTCCGACAGCTCATCGAGCAGCACCCGCTTGTACTGGCTGATACCCTTGATTTTCTCGGGGTCGTCGATACCCGTGAAGTCAATCTTCGCCCCGTTGTCGAAGACGATGCTGTTCACCTTGAAGCGGCAGTGGTCCGACAATCCCTTGACACCTCCGATGGCGGTCTTGAAGTCGGTGTAGATGGACTTCTCCATGGTGCTGCCGTACTTACGCATGACGAGGGTGTTCGTACCCTCGGTGTATGCGATGATGGAGAGCACCTGCGCCGCCGAGAATGACTTGCCCGACGACGAGCCGCCGTAGAGCACGACGTAACGCACGCTCTTGTCAAGCGCGTATCGCCACAGCCAGAAGCCGTTGGGGTTGAAGAGTTTCCGGTCGCATCGTATCATTCGTCGGCGGCTGTGAAGGATACCACGCCGTCGGAGAGCGGCGCCCCTGTGATGTTGATGTTCTTCTTCTCCTCGTACTCGCCGGTGAGCTTGAGCCACAGCTCTATGGCCTTGGGGTCGCCCTGCAATGCCTTGCGCTGGAGTGCGAACACCTTGGCCAGCTTCTGGTCCATCTTCTCTATCGTCTGCTCGTCGATGCCGATAGAGCGCAGGCCGTCGGCCAGTGAGGCGTTCCTCATCGGCATCTCATCGACGATATGGCAGAGCTCGGCGAAGGTGCGCTGCTGTCTCCTCACCTCCACGGACTTCTTGCCGCCCTCGCTCCCGAGCCTCCGAGCTTCCTCGGAGGTTAAACGGCGGAAGCGCCCCTTGTTATCGCGAAACTGCTTGCTTTCCACTTTCTTTGCCATCGGCTAATTCCTCCATCCATTGCTTGTGAAAATTATACGTCATCTCGTTGTTCTCGTAAAGATATTGCTCGATGCGGGCGTTGTCGCTCATGTTGCCGCTGCCCTCGAACACGAAATGGTCCTCGCCCGACTTGATACAAACGACCTTGGCATGGTTATGCGTATAGACATGGCGGCACCGGGGGTCGGCGTCGGCGAACTCCTTCAGGCGCACCGCCCACCGCTCCGGCTTCTTCGTCTGGTTGAAGAATGACGAGATGATGAACGTGGCCTTCTTGATGCGCCCGTCCGTGACCATCTCGATGATGGCCTCCACCGTCGGCTCGTTGATGCGATAGACGGCGAGGCACAGCTCTTCGATGACGCGCGTGCGCACCACGTGCAGGATGAGGGCGTATGCGTTGAACGCCTTCTCCGTGACGATGCGCCACTGCTCGCCCTGCCTCGGCTCCACGCACAGGTCTTCGAGGGCTTTCGCGCTCTTGAAGTGCAGCTCGTCGTTGCGCATGCGCCGCTTGATCGCCCGCTGGCGCAGGACGTGCTCTGAAATCTTGTGGTCACTCTTCTTCTTTTCGGGGTTGAGGTCGAAGTCGCCAAAGCCGAAATCGGCCCCGAAATCCCATTGTCCGTTGCTCATGTGCTGTTGATTTTTCCGCAAAGATACGGGAAAAAGGCCGATGATGAGCCTTTTCCCGAAATCTCTACGGCACGAGGCTGTCGAAGAGCCCCGGAATCCTCGGTTCGAGGGCGGCGTGCTCCTCGTGGAAGAACTGCCGCTTGGTCTTGCCCGCCTTCTTCCCCTTCCTCGTGTGCACGTCGTAGGTGTACTCCGGCACGGGGATGGGGTTCCGCCTCACGTCGTCGAGCAGCGCGAGCACCCTCGCGTCGTCGGGTGCCACCATGTCCACGGCGAGGTTGTTGAGGTGGTCGGCGTCGCGGCTCTTGTAGCACTCGCACAGGAGGATGACACACTTGCCGATGAAGACGCGCCCCTTAGGCTCGGAGGCTCCCTTGTTGACGAGCTCATAGCCGTGGTGCAGGGCGTCCACCTCGCGGGTGATGAGTCCCCAGCAATCCTCGGCGCTGATGGTGTAGAGCCGCTTCCACACGTAGTTGCCGTAGCCTGACTGCCACAGCTCCACGGCGAAGAAGGCGGCAGTCACCACGTCATTGCGCCTGATGCCCTTCTGAAGGGCGCTGGCGGCCTCGTAGAAGTCGTAGCCGCCCTTGGTTCTCAGTTGATAGCTTCCCATGTTTTTTCTTTGTAAAGTTAGCGTTTTTTGGCGGGATGACGGCTGAAAAAAGCCGCCTTAACGTTGCCTTAACGTATGTCACAAAGTGTCAAAAGGGAAACTGTGCCGAGATGTTGTACTGCACCATCGACTTCGTCTTCTCCTTGCCGTTGTTGCCCTGCCCCTTCAGGCGGATGGCGTCGCCGAAATACTTGCGCATGAGCAGGATGGAGCGGCGCTCCTCGTCTTGGTTGCGGATGGCCGACAGGCCGCCCGCGTTGACGAACGTCGCCTTCTGCTCGAAATTGTAGCGCAGGTCGGTGAGCAC